CACCGATAGCGATGAGGACTTTTTGAGTTAAGTTGTCGGGGGAAAGCGGATGCTGGTCAATGGGGGCGTTCACAGCGTGCCCGATCAGATGCAGCGAGTACCCCACCTAATTTTGGAGAGCAGTATGGACAATCAAATTTTTACTAACATCAAACTAACGCCTCAAGATATTGAACTTGTATTAACCGGGTTAAATCAATTAGCGCGTGGACAGGTTGAAACATTGTTTCAAAATATTGTTACGCAATATAAAGCTGAGATTAAACGTATGCAATTTGAAGCAACGCCTGCTGAAGATTTGGCATACGATACAGAACTTGAAAAAACAACAGATTAAAAATGACGACTCTCCGGCTAGACCTTGAAACATACAGTGAAGTTGACCTACGCAAATGTGGAATGCATCGCTACGTGGAGAGTCCTTATTTTGAAATAATGCTGTTCGCTTATGCATTCGATGACCGACCAGTACAGGTCATCGATCTTGCACAAGGCGAACCATTACCGCCCGAGGTCGAGACGGCAATCTTTGATCCCAACGTCATTAAGACTGCATACAATGCAGCGTTTGAGTTGGCTTGCTTGGGTAAGCATTTCGGCAGAGCGTTGGACCCGATGCAGTGGAGATGCACTAGCGTGCATGCCCTGTATCTGGGGCTGCCGGGTAATCTTGCTGACGTCGGCGCAGTAGTAGGTTTGACTGAAGACCAGCAAAAGAAAAAAAGCGGCGGTGCTTTGATTCGATATTTTTGCATTCCATGCAAACCGACTCAAACAAATATGGGTCGTCATCGAAACAGGCCGAACCACGACCGAGAGAAGTGGCGTTTGTTTAAAGACTATTGCGCCGGTGACGTGGTTGCTGAACGCGAGATTGCAAACAGGCTTGCAAAGTTTCCAGTGCCTGACAAAGAACAAAGGCTGTGGGCGCTTGATCAAAAGATGAATAACAAAGGCGTGATGATCGATCGCACTTTGGTTAAGTCAGCGATTGTATGCGACCAGATATATAAGCAGCGCCTGACCAATGAAGCAATCCAGTTGACCGGGTTGTCAAACCCGAATAGCCGCAATCAATTGATCGCTTGGTTGATGGCAGAGGATGGAGTTGACGTTGACGACTTGACCAAGAAAACAGTTCCGTCAATTTTAAAAAGCACAGAGAACGATGTTGTGCGCAGAGTGATGGAGTTGCGTCAACAGTTAGCTAAGACAAGCGTGACGAAGTATCACGCGATGGACAGGGTTGCTTGCGAAGATGCAGGCGTGCGTGGCTTGACTCAGTTCTACGGAGCAAACCGCACTGGCCGCTGGGCAGGCAGACTTGTACAAGTGCAGAACCTACCGCAGAACAAGCTAAAAGACATTGACCTTGCCCGTAACCTGATGAAGGATGGCCAGTACGAATCAATCGACAGTCTGTTTGGCAATGTGTTTGACACTATGTCCCAGCTAATCAGAACAGCTTTTATTGCAAGACCCGGATGCAAGTTTGTGATCGTTGACTTCAGTGCAATCGAAGCCCGGGTTGTGGCTTGGCTGGCTTGGTGCCAGTGGCGCATCGATGTGTTCAATACACATGGCAAAATTTATGAAGCCTCGGCAGAGCAGATGTTCAAGCTTCCCAAGGGTAGCGTAGACAAGAAGTCGCCTTATCGTTTCAAAGGTAAGGTTGCGGAGCTGGCGCTAGGGTACGGCGGCGGAGCCGGTGCATTGAAGACCATGGGCGCACTGGACATGGGCTTGACAGAAGAAGAGCTTGAGCCAATCAAGGTTGCATGGCGCGAAGCTAACCCCGAGGTTGTGCAGCTATGGTACGACTGCGAAAACGCGGCCAAGGACGCAGTGATAAATAAGACTACTGTCGAGTTAACGATTGCAGGCAGCCGTGAATCACTGGGCTTTATATGGGAGTCAGGCTTTCTATTTATTCGCCTGCCCTCTGGTCGCCGTCTTGCTTACGTCAAGCCACGTATCGAGAAGGAAGACTTGTATCGAAACAAAAGCGATGGAACTAAGTTTCAGGTCACACGTGCTGGTGCGCTGACCTACGAAGGCTTGGATCAAAAGACGAAACAATGGAGCCGCATATCGACCTACGGCGGCAAGCTTGTGGAAAATATTACTCAAGCTATTGCCAGAGATTTATTGGCCGAGTCTATGCTTGCGCTGGATGATGAAGGCTTTACTTTGCTGACAACGGTTCATGATGAGGTGGTATGCGAGGAACTAATCGACGGCAAGCATGATGTGCATTTAGCGGAAAAGATTATGGGCAAACCAATTCCATGGGCAAAGGATTTACCTTTGCGTGGCGATGGTTTTGAGACACCTTATTACATGAAGGAGATTGATTAATGTCAATGAACGATAAACAAATAGGCGGTGACCATTACACTCGTCAAGCAATTCAACCATGGGACATAGTGGTTGCAAACAAATTAAACTTTTTTGAAGGCAACGCGTTGAAGTATTTATTGCGTTGGAAATATAAAGATGGCGTAAAAGACTTGCTAAAAGCAAGACATTATATTGACAAACTAATAGAGCTGGAAAAACCAAATGACGATTAAAACGTTGGGCGTAAATGAGATGGCTGTATTACTGCGTCGAGCGGTGGAAACAATTCGATCAGACGCAAGCCGCCGGCCGGAGACTTTACCGCCAAGAATAATAATCCCCGGCACCAGCAAGTTGCTTTGGTTAGAAGAAGATGTGATTGAGTGGATGAAAGAACACCGAGATGAATAAGGAAAAGATGACCAACAGTGTGAAGCAAACAGCAGCAGTTGAAGCAGCAACTGGCGAAAGATGGTGCACAAATTGCAATCAGCGCAGGGTATTGCGTACCGGTGGCGACTGGGTTATAAGTGCTAATGGTCGGACCCGAAGATGGAAGTGCGGGGATTGTATGACTAAAATAAAAGATCGTTCGAAAAGGTAGGTACTTATGGATAACTTCATACAAAAACAAATTGAAGCATCAGAGCGTTTATACAACATGATGATGGCAGACCACAAAGAACGGTTTGAAAAAATTGCGGAAGTTTACAATTTAAGTGAAAGTCTGCAGAAAAAACTAAACGAACGTGATGCTGAGATTGCCACATTGCGCCGGCAACTCAGGGCTTATGAGCTTATGGAAAAGCTTTAGCCATATTTCAAATCTGTCATAAAGATAGGGTAAGATAATTTCTGCAGCCGGGGGGTTGCTTTTTTACTACGGAGATTATCATGATTGCATCTATTACTTTGTTGGTTGATGTTGAAGAATTGTTGGCTGCGTTGGACTTAGAAATTGTTGAAGAGTTTGACGAAGAGTTTGATATTGATGACGACGGCGTTGTTTGGCATTACGACGCAGAGTCAGACACAATGTCTTACTTTGACGAAGACCTCGATGACTGGGCTGAAGTTGATGAAGATGGCTATGCTTGGTACGTTGATGAGTCAGGTGTCGTTTATTGCTACGATGATGAGTCAGATGACTGGGTTGAGTACGACGATTCGGAAGACGAAGAGTATTAATCAGGAAGGGGCTTCGGCCCCTTTCTTTTTTTCCAAGCGTTCGTTATGGTGGTGAATGCGATGGCAATTGCTGCACAGCACAATACATTTTTTAATTTCTTCTAGTATTTGTTTGTATGCTTTATTAGTTAGCAACTTGTTAACCTTACGGTTATCTGGGTGCTTTTCAATATGGTGAAAGTCTAGGGTAGCTGGATGGTTTTGTCCACAATGTACACACGATAATGTACTTTTAAATTCACGCCATTTTTGTTTTGCAGTTGCTCTTTTTTCCGTCTCTCTTTTTTTCCTGTGTTCTTTATTACGCTCGTAGCTTGCCCGGTTAAGGGCGTTTCTAGCCTCTTTAGTTTTGGACGGCACGATTAATCTTCCGCGTCTTTTACCATGGTATTAAGGCGTTTCATCTTGGCCGTGATCTGGGTATTGACAAGCTTAATTGTTTCATCAGAGGCCTTACGTTCTTTCAAAGCTTTTAAACGTTTACGCAAACGTGCAACGTCAGACTCTACGTCGTTGGCTTTCTTGTAAAGCCTTGCTTCAGGATTGTCTTTGTAATACTCGTCAAGCTTTTCGCCACGTTTTTTGCGGCCCTCAATTTCAGCTTCATGCTTATTAAGCATAGTCAAGTTATCGTAATACTTGCCAGAGATATTAGCGGTAGCATTTGCATCGCCATAGAATCGGCCAACGATTGGTATCTTATGCGGAGCGACTTCTTCTTTTTTAATTGCGCCGGTAACTGATTGTTCGATCTTTAAAGCTTCACGACCAACGCCGCCGGTAACTTGACCAATCAGATAGTCAATCTGGTCAGGTGTTGGGCTAAACAAACCCGGCTTAAAGTCGGTGCCGCCTGTTGCGAGATTTAAAAAGTAAGACATTTGTTTTGCTAAGAAGCTGGCGGTGTCTTTTGTTCTGGTGTACCCGGGGGTCGGAGCTAATTCGCTTCGATCTTTCTTTGCAATGTTCTTACCAGTAAAGTCTCGGTTCTCAGCCAAAGCAACTAACGGGTCCACAATTGTAGGAGCTATGGTCTGCACGCTCCAGCCGGAGTTACCGATTGGGTTAAACGTTTCAAGTAGCGCACCAGTAATTTGACCGATGCGTTTCGGCGTGTCTTTAAAACCAGACAAAGCCCACTCAGTCATAACCCGGCTAGTATTTGGTATAACGTTAAAACCTAAAGGCATAGGTATAGTTAGATACTTGCGAGTTAAACCTATAGGTATGATTAGGTTGCGTTCTTTGATAAAGTCAGGCGGTTCATCGTCATCAAAACCAGCGGCAGCTAAAAGCAAAGCTTGTGCTGTGCCAATCATCAAACCGCCGGCAATAATCTTTTTGCCTGCTGGCCCACGTAGTGTTTCAATCAATCGAGCACTGCCTTGAATAGCGGCATTAAAGAAGGCATACCATGCACCGGCCTGTGTGGCCATTTGCCCTTTGCGGTTAAAGTTAACCGTCAAATTCTTTGCGATGCTGGCGGCTTCTTGTTTGGACAGGCCTTTGTCTAAGGCAACCTTGTAGGCTGAAAGACGGACCGCGTTTTCCATGGTCTCGTTATAGTCGGACAGCCAATCAAAAAGAGGTGCCGCTGTTTTGCGTGCGACTTCCATCGGAACCTTCAGCGTACCGTTAGCGGTAAACACTTTGCCCAAAGGAGAACTGGCCCATGACGCTGGGTCAAGCATTCGCTGCAAAGCTTTTGCGCGATCTTCTGAATTAACGAACTGATCCCGGTAACCAGTCTGGCCGCCCACCTCTTGGAACTCATCCCACAATTGTGCGTAAGAGCCGGTCGCTGCGGGGCCGCCCTTGCGTTGTGCGCGGGTAGCCTGATAGATACCCTTCATTGCAGAGAACAGGCCCTTGGCGACGGCTTTCTGCTCACCAGCGATGGCTGTTGTAGACAGGTTGAACATCGCGCCTTTGGAGTCACGAATAAAGTTGATTGCTCCAAAGATCGGGTTGTATTGCGTGTTCACGCTGGCGAACCACCGCGTAGCCGGGGCAATAAAATTAGATGTGATGTAACCAAGCTGGTCAGCGTCAAGGTTCTTTAACGCTGAAGCCATGCGCTGCGAACGTTCATCATTGGCATTAAAGAATACGTACTTCTCTACGCCATCAATTCGTGCCGCAAGCACCATTGGGTTTGAGCGAATAGCAGGATTAATGCGTTCGGCTACAAGGCCAGTATTCGGGTCAACATAACGCTGCTTCGGTTCCTTAATAATATTTTGCGCGTCTAGCGGGTTGATACCTATGGTCATCAAGTCGGCCATCGCACGGTTTGGATTCTTCTGTCCAGCTGGGTCAATAGCCAACCAGAAATCCGTATTAGGATTTTGAACAGCCAAGCCATACAAAGATAAAGCGACTCTATTTTTTTCTGCCCTAACGATTGTGCGCTCACGTTGCATAGCAACGTTTGCTAGTATGTCGATAACGGCTTTCTTTGAACCCATCGCACGACGGCTGGCACCACCCTTAACACTGAAGCCTTGGCCTGTCCTCATACCTGCCGGGCCTTGTGTGCTGAAGTCAACGTCATCACGGAATAAAGGCACGTAATCTGAGTACGTTTTTTCCCATGCGTCGATTGTTTCTTGAGACTCAAGGCCGGAGTTTACTAGCAGGTCACGTGTGTTTTGATTAATCGCATCAATGCGTGCAGCCAGTGCTGAGTAGTCGCGCTTTTGATCTGCAGTTAAACCAGCAAGATAAGCTTGTGCATCAGCTGTATCAATGCCTGACCCGCCGTCTTGCATGTTTGGATTGACCTTGGCAATTTGCTTGTTGCGTTCTTCAGCGTGACGGTTGTGCAGGTACTCTTCAAAATCATCAAGAGTTACATTGCGCTTCTGCATGTCTTCAACCAAAGGCCGGAGTTCGGTCTGCAAAAAATCAGTGGTTTGTTTGGCAGTACGTCCGTGGAATAGTTCTTCCTGAAGATAGACGTTCCAGTCTTCGTCTATCTGTTTGCCTGTTTGATTGATCGCTTCGATAACACGTTTAGTATCGATGTGTTTATTTTGCAAAGCGTAGATCAGGGTATCTGCTTTGGTTTGAAGCGGTGCAGTCCAGTTGGCCAAAGGCGCTGGCTGATTAAAGATGTTGCGCTTGCTAAAGCTTACGGCGTTTCGTGGCCCGACAATCCTTTGCCGACGGCTAAGTTGGGGACCGGATTTGCTTGGCGTTTCGTTTTCGGTTATACTTTGTTTGGAGGTTTCTATGAAATTTGACTTTAAATCTTTACCGCCCGGCACGATGTTCTTCGATGTTGCAGAAGTGCCGGTGACTGTTGCCCCTGACTGGCGTTCGGCCACAGCTTGGGTGCCGGAACCTAAACCCCGTAACCCTTCGGACGTGCGTGAGAAGGGCGATCCAGTTGATGCCGCCGAATTTGAGCTGGTCTTCAAAAGGTTTGCTGCTCTACCTTCGTATGCACCCAAGCCTTCAGAATAAATCTTTTTCTGAAGGTCTACCATACGGGTCTTGACCGGACTGTTTGGCATCTCACGCTCGAACGCATAAACCTCATGGCCTAGATTCTTGGCCGCTATCATCTCAGGCGTGCTGATCTGAATCTCGGCCACAGTGCCATCTTCCAAAACAACGTTGGTCAAGATATCTTGATACCCAGTAGGCAAAGGTTCGCCGGAAAGCGTTTTACCATCAGGGTCAACCATATCAGCCGACAAGCGGTTTTTAATACGGTCGAAGGTGTACACCTTACCTATTTCGTCTATTGCCTCTTGGGCTTCTTGAAACGTGCTGACGACGATAGTGCCACGCAGCAAGTCTTTCATGGCATCGATTTTCCATTCCTGCTCTGTAGCCAATTTGGTTACAGCCCGTTGCATTTTTTTAATGCCGGGTTTTTTGGCGTAGCCGCCAACCTTTTCAGCCACTTTATCCAAGACCGCATCAAAACCGGGCTTGTTATTTTTAGCTGCTTCAAAAGCCGGTTGAAGTAAGCTCTCGCCAAACGCACGTTCTTTTGCTGTTAAGGGATCGGGTTCCTCAGCTTTTTTGTATTTTGTAATTGCGTCTTTTGCTGCGGCAATGGTACTAGGTTGCAGCACATCTTCAGGCGTAAGTCTAGGAACTTCTTGTTTGCTAAATTTAGGTTCAGCGCCTTCTATCTTACGAACCTGATAGCGATAAGCGCCGTACTTATTGTCGAGGCGGTCGCGGCCAGCACGGGCAGTAGACGCAGATTGATACTGGCCCATCACCTTGTCGTTGTCTCGGGGGTCTACTACCTCATGGGTATAGACAGGATTTTCCTGACGTTTGCTAAAAGCGAAATCCGACTTTTTTCCATACACCGGGTTCTTTGCCAATACCAGTGGGCCAATCTGCACAGCTTCATCGGCAGACACCACAGGTTCCATGCTGTCGCGATCATAGAAGTAAGCGTGACGTGTCGGGTCCATACCAACCTGAACCCAGTTGTCGTTCTTCATTGCCATCTTTGCGGTGGTCGAAGCTTGCTTCGGTGTAACTGGTTTCCAGTTACCCTTCATCACAGCGATGGTTGATTTCGGTTTGCCGCCTGCAATAGCGACAGCAGCTTTCTCTACTACGCCAAACGTCGGGTTAGTAACCGCGGCCACGCTTTCATAGCCGATGGATTTACCAGCAGCGTAACCAGCTTCTTGCTCATGCACGGATACCACCCACACACCGTGGTTAGAGTAGGCTGGAATGTCGAGACGAATGCCAACAGGATCGCCGGCTTTTAATGTCTCAGATGGAATGCCAATGCGGTCAACCTTGTCGCTGGTAAGGCCGCGCTCCATGTCTGCTTGAGTAGCAGGCGACGGCACGTCAGTGTAAGGTGTAACTGGCTTGAGTTTATCGACCAGCTTTTCGTATTGCTCACGCGTGACCGTGCCTTCTTTAATGCCTTGTGCAGCGGTCTGTAATTCAGGGTTCCGGGCAAGTACGTTTGTTTGCCGGCCGCTAAATTGCAAGCCTAAAGCATTAAGCAAAGCTTCTGTACCGGCATCGGTACCTATCCTATCAAAGTTCCCTTTGCGCTTTTCTGATATAGGAAATGGGCTTCGCGCAACCTCAACTTTTAAAGCCTCTTCTCGCGCAACATCTAACGAAATAGAACCTAGTAATTCGGCTTCTGTACCTTCAGGAAAAGAATACCAATACCCGCCGTATTTTGCGTCTTCGCGCCCGGCTTTAGTTACCTTTTCGTTGAGCCTCGATTTGCCTTCGCGCATCATGGAGTATTCGCCAAACCCGCCTTCAGGCACTTTAACTTTGTATGCGTAAATCGTATCTGAACCTTGCGCCTCACTTCCGGCGCTAGTTTCAAAATCATCGATCATTGAAAGATAGGTATACAAACCTTGGACGCTGGCGGCGTTTACGTTTTCAAGCCCTTCCATATTGGCTAAACGTAATACAGTAATAGACTCCCCGGGCTTTGCTTGAGAACCCTTTGGTTCTTCAACAAGGGGCCAAGTATTAGGAGGTTGTTGGCGGGTACTAAAAGAAATTTTAAAAGGGCTATTAGTATCTTTAGCCCCAAGCAATTGTTCGAGTCCACCTTCAGCAAGAAAAGCTTTAAACGCAGCTTGCCCGGTGATGACTGTTTCTTTACCGTTAGTGCCTACAAACTTGTAAGTACAAGTCATGTTTAGCCTTCAGCAAGTTCTTGGTCAATTAAAA